GGTGGCAACCCACGTGTGAAGCATCGGCCGCGGTGTCGGATTCTCCACCGTGATTTCTTTCCACCCGTCCTCAGACCAAATCATCTCAGACACAACAGGGTCGGAGTACCAGTCCGGGTTACCCGAACGCAGCTTCAAAATCGGGTTAAAAAACTGATCCTTGATCGGAGACTGCTTCGGGGAGAAATCCGGTTCCTCATACTGCACAATGTCAAGGTCGCGCCACCCAGACATATCGGTGGTGATCCGCAACCGTGCGTACTTCGCCTCCAAATCCCACGGGTCCAGCTCGTAACCGATGGCCTGCACCAAATACGACTCGTTCTCCTCCGCGGTGTGAGTCCTGGTCTCTTTACACTGAAACCCCAAATCCATATCCCTAGCAAGGATTTTCCGGTTCCGCGGCTTCGACCCAATCGTCCTAGCACCGGACTTCCAGGTTTGCTTCTCAGGGGAGTCGTAGATCCCCGCCACCTGACCCTCACCTAGAGTCACACCGCGGTCACCGGCACCAGGACCGTACACACACAGGTACTCGCCGTTCTGCCCGAACACCTCAATTTTGGTGGTGTCGCGGATCATGGGCGGCCTGCGTACTGCATCATGTCCCGGCGCTTAACCTTGTCCAGTTGCCTTATCGCGTCCTGCATGTCCTGCGTGTACAGGTTCCCCACCAACGGCTGAACCCGCGCAGGGGTCGACGACGACGCGGCGATAGCGTCCCACTGTTGCGGTGTGAGAACAGGTTCCGGCCGCCGCGTCATATTGACACCCACCTGACCCGGTTGGAGCATGCCGCCCTGATCGAACTTGAACAGGTTGTTCAGGACGTCACCGGGGCCGGGGGGCTGACCACCCTGACCGCCATGCGGCTGCCCCTCCGGTGGTGTGGTGGTGGTTTGCGCCATCCCCGGCAACTGATTCGGCTGCACCGGGGCCGCAGCCTCCGAAGTCGGCTGCCTAAACCTTTGATTGATAGCGTCGGCACCCATCTTCTCAAGGGTTCCGGTCAACGCCTGCTGCACACCTAACTGCGGGGCGAACGCGGTATAGTCGTAACCAAGCCAGCGGGGGGCGCCGAACGGCATCATCTGTTCCATCAGCGCATCCGCACCGATACCGGCCATCTGGAAGCCGTACGACGAAATACGTTTCAGTGTTTTCCCGGCCAGCTCGATCCCATACGAGGCGGCGGCACCGGCGGCAGGTCCAGCGGCGGCACCGGCGCCCATTGTGCCGCCGGCGATGGCCGCTGACACCGCGGTCTGAGCGAGATTCGTTCCGGTGTCGATGATCCCGCCGACGATGTCGTTACCCATGCCGATGGTTTTCGCCAGCGTGCTGGTGCCGGCTACCCCGGTGTTACCGGCCGATTGGGGGACGAATCCCATAGAGCGCAGGAAATCACCCCCATAGTCGGGGGTCGACGGCTGCCCCGCCGGTCCGGGTGCTGCACCGGAACCGCTATGCAACAACGATCCGGGGTCAATACCCTGATCAGCTAGCTTCTGCTGCTGATCCGGGTTTAGCACCAGCTCGTCTTTACCGGTTTCGTTGCGCACCAACGTGTAACCGGGCTTCAAAACCCCGCCGTTGTCATACAACCCGGAAAGGCGTTTCAGCAGATCCGAGCCCGACTGGCTACCACCCATCACCGCGTCGCCGGGGGTGACACCACCACCAATCGCACCGGACGGGGGTTGCATCTTCGTATAGATATGGACGTGGTCCATGTGGTTTTGGGTGGCATCGCCACGGTTTTCCATGCCGGAAGGCATCTGTCCGGGCTTCCAGTTCTGTTGCTGCCACATCGCATACTCGACCATGCCACTAGACAGGGCGTATTGGGTGATGCGGTCGCCCAACGCTTTACCCTCAGGTGTCCCTACCAGGGAGGGGGGGATCATCACATCTAGGGCACGCCCGGACGGGTGATCTGGGTACGGGTCGTTAGGCCGGTACCCGCCGATGTCGGTGATCTCGGGGAACATCGACGCTATCGCGTCTTTCAGGCTGATTGCGTTCTGCTTCAACCCCTCATTGCTGCCCACCACCGGGGCCAATCCCCGCCGTTCACGGGAAGCGTTCGGCGGGGGGCCGGCCGCAGCCGGATTCGGGTTCCCAAAGCCCAGCAGGTTTTGTTGCCAACCCCGCAGGATGTTCGCCTCATTGCTGAGGTCGCCCATGCCGGGAATCTTGTCTAGGAACTCATTCGCTGACGCCATCGCCCCGAAGATGTTCCCCAAACCGGTGGCAAGGAGCTTGATGTCGTCCATGAACGACTTGATGGCATCCCTACCAGCCTTGAAAGCGTTCTCTATCGACTGCCCAATGGTTTTGAAGGTGTTCTGAATCTGCGGGCCGTTGCTCTTAACCCACGAATCAACATCGTTGAGCCTGTCGGTGATCGTTTGGATTGAGTCGGCCATGTTGTCGGTCGCATCGGTGGAATCCCCACCAAACACAGCGGTGAGGAAGTTCGCACCAACACGGGCAACCGCCGACTTCATGTTGTCGATCGACCCTTGCAGGCTGTTCCCCAACGCCTTCGCCATACCGGGGGCGTGATCCTCAATGGACTTTTGCAGCATGTCCATGGTGATCTCACCATCGGACTGCATCTTGTCGAACTGCTGCGCGGTCAGGTTGTACGACTGCTGAATCCACGACCTAGCCGGCAACCCGGCCTCCATCAACTGCATCATCTCTTCACCCTTTAGGGCGCCTTTGTTGATGACTTGGTTGAATATCAATCCCATGCGCTCGATGTCGACGCCAGCGAATCCAGCGGCATCAGCAATTGCGCCCATATACCGTTGGATGTCTTCGACACCTGAGCCGATGGCGTTAACGGCGGTGCCGAAAGCCTGATCCAACGCGAACGGTGTCCCCGTAACCGAGTCGGTCACCGTCTTAACGATGGCCTCAATCTCAGAGGTGGACTTACCCAACCCTTTTAGCTTGAACTTGGCCTTATCAATCGACAGCAGCCGGTCAAACCCCTTGTTTAGGGCGATACCGAGCCCACCGATGACCGACCCAACACCAACGGTCGCGGCGCCCGTCAACCCAATCATCATGGACTTACCCGCAGCCGCACCAACGTTCCGCAGCGCGTTACCGTTACCCAGCTGCGACTTCCAGTTGCTCAGCAGCTTCCCAACACCGAAACTCGTTGCCCCATCGTTGAAACCTTGGGCGAACTTCGTCCCGGCCTCCTGGGCTTTCATGTTGCCCACAACACCCTTGCCGATGAGCTGCCCGATACGGGCACCAACCCTGTCCAGTTTCGTGTTGGGGATACCGGCCATCAAATCTTTGTCCGGGGTCCACCCGTCCCGCATCGCCTTAGAAGCGGTCTTCGCCAACCGGTTACCGACATCCTTACCGGTAATGTCGGCCTGCTTGGAAACCCCGGTGAACGCCGCCTTAATCCCCGCTTCGAGCTTCGTCGTTTCGGGGACAAGAGAGACGTAGGCGGTCGCCAACTCAATAGCCATGAGCTAAACCGCCTTTCGTTTAATTCTGCTGCGCCGCGCTAACAGCTCGTCAGATGTTTTCGGCCCGTTCTTCGGGGCCTCTTTGGGTCGTTTGATCGGCTTCGGCTTTGGCGCCGACTTGTTACCGCCCCGCTGCCAGTTCGCCCACTGAACCGTGTTCAAAATCGCGGACAGAAAATCCATGTCCGGAGTCCACCACCACGACTTGGGGAACCGCGCCCGATACAACGCGCACTCCTGCGTCGCAGGTAGATGGTTGATGAAGTCCCGCAGATCAACCCACGTAAACACTTCGCCTAAGTCACTGAGCCGGAACGCTGTCCGGGTCATCAGGTCATAGTTGATGGCCCCGCCATGCTCGTCTAAGAGCTGGGCGAGGCTGCCTATTCCCCCAGTGTCATCGCGGAGCCTTCGAGGATTCTCTTCTCGATCTGCTCCAACTCAAACAGGGTCAACCCTTCCAGCACCGTGAACACTTCCGGCTCTACCAAAGGTTTGACGGTCGCCAAAACCATTGCGATGGCGCGTTCTCGGGGGAGTAACGGTGTTCCGTCGTCGTGCTTCATGTCCCCGACCGCCATCACGTCGGCGTTGATCTGTGAGAACTGATCCGGCGGGATGGTGTCGAGTCGCGGAACGGTGAATGTCACAGGGGTCATGCCCTTGACGGGTTTTCCGTCCTCGTCGAACGCGTACACACCGGCAGCGTCGACAGGAAGAGTGATTTCGATCTTCGTGGTTTTGTTGTTGGCACCGATGATCGGTTTAGCCATTATGGGACAGCCTTTCAACTTTTTTTTGGGGGACGGACAGAAACTCAGGGGCTTCCCGCCGGGTGGTGAGGCCGTCCCAGACCACCACCCGGCGGAAAGGGATCAGCTACGACCCAGGGGCGTAGTCGAAATAGGTGACAACCGCGTTATCCGCGTTGTCAGGCTTGAACACATCCACGGTGATCTCGTAGCGGGTCAAATCACTGTGGACGTACACCACATCCCCCAGCTCGGTCACCTGACCCTCACGGATCACGATGCGGCCGGCACGGTCACCGTCAATGAAGTCGATCACGAACGAGCAGCGTTCCAGCATGAGCCGGGAATGCTCCACGGTGAGGGTGTCGCCGTCCTCGGTGACGTTGTCCTCCCCGTACACCGTCTTGAGTACGGCGGCAGAGGATTCCAGCAGGGTCAGTTTGATTGTTTCGGTGTAGTTGTCCTGAGTGACCTTGACAACCTCACCGCTCCACGCGCGGTGCTTAGTGGTCTCACGGGAGATGCTGTTGGTGACACCATCCTCAGACACCCACCCCAAATCTTCGGCGTCCTCGTCAAGTTCAGCGGTCGCAGAAGTCGGCAGGGAGGTACCGAGGGGAAGCCGGTAAACGGCAGCCCCATCGGCGGGAATAGTAGCGGCCCAGATGTTTCCGGAATCGGCCATGACAGTTTTGCCTTTCAGGCGTTTACTGGGACGGCCTGAACGGGTTGTTATGAAGTTATGTATTCAGTTGTGTCAGTTCGCTTTAACCAGGAGCTCACCGGTGAACTGCCACCGCTCAAACTCCACAATCTCGGGGTTGGGGTAGTCCGCGGGACCGGAAGTTTCCTGCCACGCCCGAACGAACATCTCCACGTCATCGGAAGCCACGGTGGTGCCCCCGGCGTTACGTAGCGCGGTTCTAGCGGTGTTGCACATCGCCTCAACCTGACTCACGTCTTTGGCGTAACACTCCACCAGAATCCGGGCACCGTCCGTGGCAATGTTGTCCAACGCACCGCCGGTACGGGTCACACGAACAAACCTGTCCGGTCGTTGCCGCGCCGGGAGCTTCGCCGACACAAACGCGTACTCCCCGAACGCCTCATCGAGCACCGTGATAGCTGCTAGCAGAGCCGGTTTCGGTGTCGGCCACACAATCACGCTTGGCCCAACGCTCGCAGCAACGTGTTACGCACCGCGTTTGACCTCTTGGCGTGGTCCGATGAGGTGAACACACGCACCGCCCACCGACCAGACGGTTTCTTACGGCCCTGCGACGACGACATGCGGTACCCGACACCCTCGGGCAGGGTTGCGTTAGCCGCATCAACGACCAACTCACCTTTGCCCTCAAGGAACCCCACAACACCGGGGGCGCGGCGAATGTCATACATCGCCTTATTGCTGATCTTCACCCGAACGTTACTCACATTGAGTACGACCAGAACGACACACGGTAAGGGTCTAAACGTTGCTTAAGCGACGCGGTCAGCCACGGCCCCGTCGTCGTCGCCGACTCAACACCCACCGCAACCGTCATCGACTCACGGGCAATGTTGTAACCAGACGTGCCGTAATCCGCCGCAGTCGTAACAGGTTTCGTCAACACCGCCGCCACCGCCGTCGCAACCGCCCGCACAATCGGGTCAGGAACAGGGTCGGGCATCACATAATGGCAGAGATACCCGGCAACAACGTCGGACGCCTCCTCAATCAGCCCTTCGACCGAAGACAGTTCCTCGTCGGTCAGAGTGCGCCGCAACGCGGACTCCACATCCTCCGGTGTAGCTAATCCCACGACCTGACCCCTTCCCTATTGGACGGTGCGCCAACGGGTGCCGGGCTGGCACCCGTTGGCAACCCGTTTAGCTGCCGCTGTCCGGGAGAACCACACCAACAGGTGTCTTATCGACACCCGCCGCGGTGGCCCCGGTACCCAGCACGTAAGCGAACCGCGCCTTCATGCGGATAGCGACCATATCGCGCTCAGCGAGATTGATCTGGCTTTCCCCGGTGCCCAGGGTGGCCTGGTCGAGAAACTTCACCGTGATGTCCTGCCGAACACCGATCCGGACGCGGCTCGCATCCACCACGAACGCCGTGGCGGACTCCGGAACCCAAGCACCGTTCCGGTTAAAGAACGTCCGGTAGCCGTTGAACGACTCGTCGCGGAACACCATCTGCCCGTTGCCATCACGAAGGTTCGCCACCTTGTAGCGCATCGCCAGAGACGACAGCAGGGTATCGGGGGCGTAACCGGCGGTAGCCAGCAACTCCGACGCCTGATTCACACAACCAACGAGGTCGGACTCGTTCGCGGTGCCGTTGGTGACGGTGACGTCCTGCGCCGCAGCGATAGCCGCCGCCAACAGATCATCGCTCACCCACGAGGCCGGCTTGTCGATGCCGAAACACACCGCCTCATCCAGCTTCTTGCCGATGGCCTGCCCGCCAAGAGCGGCGATCTCCGACAGGATCGCCTCGGTAGCGTCGTCGATCACGTTCTCATGAACCGGGATGATCACCGCGATTTCCTCGGCCACCAGTGTGCGGTCCGCCCAGGTCACCTGAGACTGCGGCTTCACACCCTCGGGTGCGGTCGCGGACTCCGAAACCCACCCCGCCTCCGGCAGGGTCGCCAGCACCGGAAGGTGCGTGAGCTTCGTGCCCATGTTGACCGCGGTGAAGGCAGTCAGCACAGTGCTGGCTTGCTTCGCCGAACCAAGCAGAGTGTCCGCGTATGCCTCTTGGATGAGGGTTGCGACCTCGGCGCGTGAAATGTCAGCCATGATTGGCCTCCTTCTTTCTCATTCCCCGCCGAGGTCGATCCTCGCGCGGAAGTGTGTTAGCGGTTCCCTGTCCGGAAACGCCGGACTGCCTCAGCGGCAGCGGCTTTCGGGGTCAGGGTGTTCGATTCGGCGCCCGTTGCGCCGGATTTCAAACCGCCGCCCGATGTGGGGCTGCGTTTCGGGGCGGGTGGTGTGACCTGCTGATCACGCCAAGCGATCAGCGCATCGGCTGACGCCATAAGTTCTTCCTCGGTAGTGCCGGTCAGTGACGACGCCGGAACACCCTTCGCGGCAGCGATGTTCGACCGCAGCGCTTGGGATTCCGCTGCCGCCGCACGCTTTTCGGCCTCCGCGGCGCGCTCAACAGCCTTTTCGAGTTCCGTTTTGTCGCGGTCCGCGTATTCCTTCACAGCCTTTTCCGCTGCTGCGGCACGCTTTTCGGCTTGCCTCCGAGCCTCGCGCTCAGCCGCAATAGCGTTCTTCCCGGCGTCTCCCAGGTCGTGACTGTTGGTGTCTTGCGTTTCTTCTGCTGTGGTGTCGCCTGTTTCGGCGGTTTCCGTGGTGGTGTTGGTTTCAGGCATCGCGCCATCTCCTATATTTTTTGCCCTTTGCGTCGCGCAAGGGGGAACGCCCGACCGCATCGCGCGGACGGGAAACTCAGCGGTCTAAATCGACCGGTGCGCTAGTTCTTACGCGGCGGTCCATCGCTAAACCGATATCCGCTGGCGTAGTAGCACCCTCATCGCGGGCATCGTTGTAATCCTCTTGCCACTGCTGCACATAATCCGGGGGCTCATAGATTCCATCGCGAAGGGGAACCGCCGTACACCCACAGCTGTCGTGATACTTGTCGCCGACCTTTCGGCTACCCCGTGTCCCGACAACACGTAGTTCAGCCCGCCCGGTTGCCTTGTTGACCTTGACCCCGCGTCCGGTGAAGTCGTTGCGGGTGGCTAACATCCGGCAGAAACCGCACGCATTGGGCTGGGCGTGACGCACCCACCGCACCCCCTCAATACCGGCGTTAACGACTACCGTGTCCCGGCTAGCGTTCATCGTCGACCGAATCGCGTTGCCCCGCAGAGCCGTTATCGGGTCGCCCTGCGTCAACGCCCACCTAGCCGATATGCCCAACTGTTTCGGGTCAGGTAACGGTGCAGGGGTCGGAGTGAACACCGCAGCACCCGGCCTCACCGGGATTGTGGGCTGCTCCGAATACCACTGCGCAGTCAGCAGCCCCGCCGCCGACAAGTACGGGTCCAACATCGCCGGGTAAGCGTCGGTGATGAACGCGTAACCCTCATCCGCCGGCAACCCGCTGATTCGGGCGATAAGCGCCGCAGCGGATTCCCCTGAGCGGGCGGCCAGTTCACCAAGCGCCGCGGTGAACTCAGTTACCGCGAGGGGCGGCATCGACTACTGCCAATGGGTCAACCGGGGTCGGATTCAGCAGCCGCTCTACCAGCGACGTGGCTTGCGCCCCCCGCATTGCCTCTTTAATGCCTTGCACCTGCTGCTGCGTCATGCCAGGAATCAAAGTCAAAAGGTGCTCAATCGGGACGCCAGAGGCGGCTAGCTTAGTCACACCATCAACCACCGCCGCGAACGCACGCGCCTCGGTGTCACGCCACACCGCCTCGGCACCTGAGTTAGCAATTGTTTCTTCTGCGTTCTCGGTTGGCTGTCCGATCATCTCGGCAGCCAACCGAAGGGCCAACTCCCAAGACTCGCCGAATGATTCGCGTTTCGCCGCTAACTTTCGCTGCTGATTCGCTTCAGCCGCCGCGAGAGCTTCCGGCCCGACGTTCACCAGTTTTCCCACCACCTGCGAGGGGCTGATCTGCGCCACCATCGCAACGTGCTGCAACATCTCTTCGAGAATCGAGTTATACGGCTCCACCGATGCGGGCGGGAAAGCTTGCGCTTTCACATCCGGATCGTCAAACGTCCAAACCCGCGTCGCTGAAGACTTCAACACCTCTTGCTTAGTCCCCGACCACCCGGTGATAACCCTTTGAGGATTCGCCCCGAACCTTGACACCAACAGCCGGTCGAAATTGACCGAATTGATAGCCTTTTGCAAGTTGATCAGCGGGGCGATCTCCCCCACAATCATGTCGTCGGCGTCCCGGCAGTTGATGAAACGCACCACCGGGCAGACAGGTTCACCCTCAAACGTGGCGCCATGCTCAGTGATCTCTTCGATCTCAACCACACTGATAGGCCGATTCACTCGCGCTACCTCGGCGGCACCATCACCGGCTGAAATCTCACCCAGGTTCAGGTGATACATGAACTTGCTGTCATACAGCACACCCCGGCGGTGCGGCTTTGCGTTCTTCTGCGTCACCCAAGTCTCTAAGGCGTACTGCGGCCACAAATCAAGGGTCGGGTCGTCGTACACCGCCAAAATCTGTCGCGGGGAGCGCGGCCGGAATATCGGCCCGGAAGCGGAAGGTGTGACAGTCAGATACGAACACCCGTAAGTGAGGGCGGGGCGGTAAATTTCAGCCTGACGGGCATCCATCCCGTTGCGCTGCCAGATTTCCCACGCCTCGTCATCCTCATTCGCTGTGGCATTCCGGTAACCGACAACGGAAAGGTTCTGCGCGAACGAATCCCGAACCAGCGTAAGAACATTCTTCACGCTCAGCAGCGCCAGCTCTCGCACCTCGTCGCTAGCCTCTTCGGGGATGCTAGGCACCCCGAAGTTGCCTTTGACGTACTCGTAGATGCGGTCGAATTCATGGCGCTCCGAGAGGTGCATCTGCCACATCTTGCCGATAAGCGCGTTGACCTCTTGGGGGCTCAACTCACCGATGGGTGCCGGGTCGGCGTACAACGGAACCGTCATGGCACCTCCCTCTGTTTAGACGAATGTCGCACCGCCACGGGCGCGTTTAGTTTCAGCGGCACCCAAAATCGCCAAAGTGCCGGCCACAATAGGATGGATCGGAGCGTTCGGGTCACGGCGATCCCAACCCCAACCACCCGCATCCCGAATCGGGCGTTTCCGCCCGTTGCCGACAGCTCTGGTCAAACTCTCCTGGCCGCCATGCGACAACCGTTTAACAGGCCCGTCGAACAACACCGCGCCCTCAAAAAGTAGGCAGGCCCGCGCCATGTCCCCCGCCGTGGTGACCCGCACCTTGCAGCCACCCGAACGCAATTGAGGCACCAGCGAAGCCGCTGGGCTAGCCGAATCCACCACCACCGGGATACGCCTACCCTGCTGCACCAACCAGGCCAGCGCTGCGTGCTCATCGGTGCCCGCCCACACCTCCTCCAAGTGAACAGCGTCGCCAACCTGCCACGCCGCCCCAACGCTGATAGCCCGGCCATGAGACATATCCACCCCGAAAGCGTTCGGCTTCACATCATCGCCAGGGCCGACATCTTCCAAAGCCCGCCACTGCGACTCAGTGACCACCGGCCGGTAAACACTGATCTCGTCCCACACACCAAGGGCCTCACGGCGAAACGAATCATCAGACAAGTTCTTCTTCATCCGCAGCATCGCCCGCTCAGACGTCCTCTGCGGAAACGACGGATTCGCCCTACGCCACTGCGACCTGTCCAACAAATCGCAATCACGGTCCGCCGACAACTCGACATACAAGCTGTCCTCGGAATGCCCCGACAAAGACTCCTGCCGAACCATCGTGAACACCTCACCCGGATCACGGGGGCGCGGCGGTGTTCCCGTCAAAATCGTTAAAGGGTTTACGGCGACGTTCTGCGCCGCCACCATGTCCTCCATCGCGGACTCCGTCAAAATCTGGGCCTCATCGAAAACCAGAATCCCAACATTGGAAAAACCGCGACCAAACCCAGACTCACGGGCACCGAACAAAATCCGCGACCCGTTAGTGAAGATCACCGCCTCATCACCACGAGACCGCACAACCTGCGCGATGTGCGGTGCCACCCGCTCCTGAAACGCCATCCCCGACATCGAAGAGAACGTTTCCTTCGCCGTCTTCGCCCGATGCGCAGTCCAGATCACCGTCAAACCCGGATTCAACAAACACAACGCGAACGTGACCGCCGCGAACAAATACGTTTTACCGACCTGCCGCGGAATCGACATCGCCACCAAATCAGCGGCATACAACCCATCCGACCGCTTCCCTAAAAGCAGCTTCCCGGCGCCGTCCTGCCACCCATCAAACGACCAACCCAGGCGGTTACACGTATCCCGCACCGCCGGCCACCCAGTCGACACCACCCCAGACGGGGCAATGACATGCCGGGCAACCTCAGACAGACGCAGCGTCGAAGGGGTCGTCATCCGTCTCAGCGACCACAGACCTGGACTCCGAATCCAACAAGTCCAACTGGTCAATCTCTTTCGCGATGTCCTGCAACCGGCGCGTCAAGCTCGCCAAATCACGCGGCGGGCAATCCGTGTCCGAAATGGTCTGCGCAATCCGATCACGCATAGCCACCAACAACTTCCGCCGGTTCCCCGACTTGGCCGCCTCAGCCACCGACAAACGCTTAGGGGCAGCATCATCGGCAGTCACGGAACGCAACCGCTGAGCAGCCATCAGGAATCCTTCTGTGTGTTAGGTGGTGGAAAAACAGTCAGGGGGAGCGTTTGCCT